TTACTTTCCTCAAATAACGGAAGAGATATGGCCGTTGTCATTGAAGCGTTGGTCGAGCGCGGGTATCGCATCGCGTGGCGGGTGCTTGATGCTCAATACTTCGGAGTTCCCCAAAGAAGGCGTAGAGTCTTCATTGTCGGATGTCTTGGAAACCAAGGGCGATCACCTGAAGAAATACTCGCTATCGCCGAAGGCCGCGCAGGGTATCTTGCGAAGAGCAACTCGCCGAGGAAAGGTTCTTCCACAACCATTGCAAGAGGCGCTGAATCAAGTGGCGAACGAGCAGTCACAGGAACTTTAGCCGCGAGAGATTACAAAGGACTCGCTGCAGATGATTTGTTAGATAACAAAGCAATTGTTGATTTGGTGAGTCAAAATTAAAGAATAAATGATGATTATTGTAATGAGAGAACGAGAAGGAAAAGCTGGGGGGGGGAAAGGATTTCTCCTTGCAGAGAACAGGAGTTTCACATTGGCGACAAGTAATTTTCAGATTATTTTTTATGGACAGAGAGTAGGTGATGTCAGAGTGCAAGATGACAAGATAAACACTTTGCAGGCAAGAATGGGAACAGGCGGAAACAATATGCCGATGGTTGCAGAGGTCTTAGCCTTTGACACTTTCAATCAAACTGTCAGCGACAAGAGCCAAACAATTAAATCTCATAGCGCAAACAATGAGAACATTGGAACTGTCTTAATTCCTGATGAACCGATGTCAGTTGATATTTACAATGCAACGATTGACAAAGATGTGACTCATACTCTTAAAGCAGCCAATCAACCAATGGGTGTTCCAAGTGTGTTGACATCAACAGTGCGCCGATTGACACCGACAGAGTGCGAAAGGTTGCAAGGATTTCCTGATGGATGGACAGAGGGCCAAGCCGATTCGCACCGCTACAAACAAATGGGCAATGCGGTGGCGGTGCCTGTTGTGCAATGGATTATTAACAGACTGACAAACTAGGAGAGCTATGACGGGGGAAATCTTAAGAACAGGGCTTGAGTTCGCTGCTAATGGCATCTGTGCGGTGCCGGTGGCAACTGATGGTTCTAAAAGGCCTGCACTTGCAAATTGGAAGTTGTATCAAGAACGCCTGCCTTCGCCTGAAGAATTGCTTTCTTGGTTTGCAAACGCCGAAGGTGTCGGTGTCATCTGTGGGAAAGTCAGCGGCAACTTAGAGATGTTAGAACTTGAAGGAAGAGCAGTTGCCGACAAGATGCACCTTGACTTAAAAGAGATGGCAAATAATGCAGGCCTTGGCGATGTTTGGGATCGGATAAATAACGGCTATGTGGAGATGACTCCTTCAGGCGGGATTCATTGGCTCTATCGCATTGACGGAGAAGTTCCTGGCAACACCAAACTTGCAAGAAGGCCAGGAGAAAATGGCGGGATTGATGTCCTAGCTGAAACAAGAGGCGAAGGCGGCTTTGTTATTGTCGCGCCATCGGCAGGGTCTTGCCATCCTTCGGGCGGAGCGTGGAAGATGCTTGTCGGCGGGGCCAATAGCATCCCGACACTGACGGCCGCCGAGCGCGACCAACTCCACAAATTATTTGAAACCTTTGACTCAGTTCCGAAGGTTGAGTTTGTCACCGAAGAACTTGCGCCAAAAGGTGTCAATTTAACTCCTGGCGATGATTACAACGCTAAAGTCACTTGGGAGCAGATACTTGAGCCTCTTGGTTGGAAAAAGGTTTATACCAATAAGGCAGGTGTCACCTCTTGGAGAAGACCAGGCAAGTCTGAAGGCATCAGCGCGACCACAAATCACGCAGGCAATGACAAGTTCTATGTCTTTAGCAGTTCAACACAGTTTGAAGCTGAGCGCAGTTATAGCAAGTTTGCAGTCTTCACCATCGTTGAACACCAAGGCAACTTCACCGCCTCTGCCAAGGCTCTGCGTGAGCAAGGCTATGGCGAGGCAAGAAAAGAGCTTCAGACCTTAGAAGTTCACTCACCTGCCTTAGTTCAACTCCACGATGAAGAAGGCCAACCTTTTGAGTCCTCTTGGATACCTAAACAGATTCAAGAGTTAGAACTAGAAGATGAGCCTGCGCCATCAATGCTTAGGCGAGAAGATGGCAACTGTCTTATCTATGCAGGCAAGATAAATGCCCTCTTCGGCGAATCTGAAAGCGGTAAGACTTGGCTCGCATTGGAGGCAATAAGGCAAGAACTTGCTAAGAACAACATCGTCTTCTATTTAGACTTTGAAGACTCGGCAAGAGGCATTCTTAATCGCCTTAAGACAATGAAGGTGCCAACAGATAAGTTCAAGTTCTTTAGGTATGCAAACCCTGACTCAAAATTGGAAGCAGGTGTTGGCGAATTGATGAAGACTGAGATTATGGCCTATCTGCCGAGTCTGATTGTCGTTGATGGTGTCAATGCCGCGATGAACCTGATGGGCTTAGATTTAGAGAAGAATAAGGATGCAACCTTCTTCTCACAGACAATTTTGAAGCCCTTGAGGATCGGTGGCGCTGGCATTCTCACCATCGACCATGTCACCAAATCAAAGGACAACCGAGGCAACTATGCCATCGGCGCTCAGGCAAAGAGAGCTGACATCGATGGCGCGGCCTTTGCCGTGTCGGTGGCGATGCCATTTGGCAGAGGCATTGACGGAGCTCTTGATATAACTTGCACCAAGGATAGGCCTGGCTTTGTCCGTGCCATCTGCCCCGATGCCAAGACGGTCGGCGTTGCCAACCTTAGAAGCCTTCCTGATGGTGGGATTTCTGTGTCCATATCGGGTGGCATTGCAAAGGTTTCTACAAGGGAACAGAAGATGGAAGCGGTCTGCGATCTACTTAGAAGAGTAGGCCACGAAATCGGCAGGAATCAAATTGCTGAGCATATGCGCGAGGAAGGTCATTCCATTGCTAATGATGAGCTGAAATTTGTCATTGAGGGCTTAGTTGCCAAGGGCGCTTTGACCTATCGCAAGGATGGTCAGAAATATCTTTATGGTTATCAAACCGACTTCTTTGCCAATGATGTTAAGCCTTGGACTCCCAATGTCTAACTGTTCCGCCGTTCCGCAACTGTTCCGCGCTATTCCGCGGAACACCACCGACAAGAGTGTCCAAACTGTTCCGCCGTTCCCCCTCTTTAGAGGGGAACGCGGAACAGTGGAACAGTCACCCCAAAGGAACAGATGAATCAAGATTTCAAACCTATAAATTGCTCAAGGTGTGGCAGCCTCATTTGGGCAGGGATAAGTTGGGCTGGCTTTGCCCGCCGACTTGATACCCCTGTCCTAACGATTGAGGAAGAGATAATCAAACGGATCAATAACCTGATGACCTTTGAGTGCCACAAGACCAAGGTGTCCTTTGAGGCGGTTGAGAGAAGTGCCAACCGAATCAAGTGGGGCAAGACCAAGAGGTCAGTCATCTTGGGAGAGCATCACTGCTCATCCTACAAACTCTTTGAAGTGATACCGCCGAACTATTGGAAAGAGCTTGACTATGTGGAAAGGCCGTTCTGATGCAATGTCTAGTCTGTAAGAATGAAGTGCAAGGCGAGTGTCGCAGTTGCTTCGGTCGCCTCAGGGCCATCCTCAAGGAGCTGCCACAGTTGCAGTTCGAGGCAGGCTTCTACCTTGAGCCATCACGCACCGGCAGTGGCGCGGTCAGCGCCGAACGCTCTATCGGTATCAATGTCAATGCCTTGGACTTCTCAATGGCAACTGACCTTCTTGCCATCCTTCACGGATGGGAAGAGCTGATAAGGCGCGACAGGGCTTTGACACCGCCTGCGCTAGTTAAGAGGGAGCCGACCACTGACCTTGAAGTCTTGGCAACCTGTGAGTTCCACATTGCCCACCTTTCTTGGACATTGACTCAGCCGTGGGCGTTAGACTTCGCAGGGGAAGTTTGGGGGCTACACGCTAGGGGTCGTGCAGCCGCCAAGAAGTTCAAAGAACAGGCAAGAAGGATTCCTTGTCCGACTGATGACTGCAATCGTTTTGTTGTCATTGATGTCGAACAAATGTCACAAGATGTCAGTTGCTTTGGATGCAAACAAAGTTGGTCGGTCTTGAGATTGGTGGCACTAGCAATGAGCAACCCGAATCGCAGATTCTTTCTCGACATCGAGGCGATTGCTGCTTGGCTACAAATGACAGAGCGAGAGGTTTATCGAGCAGTTAAGAAGTTTGGAATTGAGAAACGCGGTTCTACTTACGATCTGCAAGCCCTAATGAAAGTGAGGCAACAAAATGCCTAGAATGTTGTCAAGGTTCTCTGCTACACTTTCGTTATCAGAGTTCCCTATCTCGGAACAATCCATCCACGAAATCGATGAAGCCCTTGGTCACGCTACCAAGGCACGCAACCTTCCTCACTACACCCAACGCCAACGCGATATTGTTGACGAGTTCATAGATGATTTGCTTGATATGCGCTTGGAGCTACAATGTTAAATATCTCGATAAGCATTGGTGATGTTGAGTCCGAATTGATAACAGACCAAAATCTTTCATTCGATGCAATTGAATCGTTATTGAATAGAGCAGTCGCAGCAACTCTGCAATGTTATCTCTCTCTTCCAACCGAGGATCGTCTTGCGAGCTTCGGAACGGATGAAGAAGAAGATGATGATGAGGAAGCCGAATGAATCGCGTGTGTGTCGTAAGTGTGGAACAGATTATCCTTTAACAGAGTTTCGATTCACCAACAAAGCATTAAACAAAAGACACAACATCTGCAAACATTGCAGACAGATTCATAGAAAGTTTGTGCGAGAAGCACAGCAACATTATGACGAACTATTACAGAAACAGAATAACTGTTGTGCGATATGTGGAATCACTGCTGAAGAAAGCAATGATAAGTTAATCATTGACCACAATCACGACACACTTATTGTGCGAGGAATTGTTTGTTCATATTGCAACAAGGGTCTTGGATTCTTCAAAGACTCACCCACCCGCCTAGCGATGGCGATAGAATACTTAGTGAAACACGATGGCATTACTTCCTAGACCTTGCTCACAATGCGGAACAATAGTTCGCAACTCTCATCTCTGCTTAGAATGCAAACGCAAACGAGAAGCACTGCGCCCATCACGAACAGCGCGAGGCTATGATTACAAATGGCAAAAGTTATCTAAGCTCGCTCGGCAGTTGCAACCATTTTGTCGGCTATGCCATAGCACTCAAGACCTGACGGCGGATCACATTATTCCCCTGGCGGGTGGTGGCAGAAACGAATTGCAAAATATCCAAGTGCTTTGTCGTGTTTGCAATTCATCTAAAGGAAAAAACGCACAGAATTAAATTGACCCCCCGTGGCACATACGGGTATGGGCAAAAAGTGTGGGAAACAAGCGCGTAAAGCAC